GCGGCGGCAGCCCCGATGACAACGGTTGCTACACCACGGGCACCCTCTACTTGCACCAGGGCGGCTTGAATGCCGCTTGGTCTGCCGCTAATGGCGGGCACACCGGCAAGAAGGCGTCGTCCGAGGTAATCACCCACCTGTCGGCCCACCGCAAGGCATTGGGACTCGACAAACAACAAGCCGAACCGCCCAAGCAATTCACCATTCCGGCCTCTGCCTGCCGGATGCTTGCGGATGTGACCATCGGCGACAACGGGGCCGACGCCAAGACCGCCCCTATCAAGATTATGGCACGGTCAGGGAATCCTGTTGAGGTTCCCGGCCTTGATGCTCCCTTGCTCCATGACTTCGCCGGTATGCAAGTGAAACCGCGCGTGGCCATAGACTGGTCGCACGACGGCAACAAGCCGCTCGGCTATTGCAACAAATTCGACACCGACACGGGCGAACTTGTCGCCTCCGGTGCGCTAACCTCCGTCGATCCCACCGACGAGGCGGCAAGGACGATGGCCCGGCACAAAGCCGGAATCCCGATGGAGGCAAGCATCGACTGGCGCGGCAAGGCCAGCATTCAGTGTTTGGAGGAGGGCGAGAGCGACATTGTGAATGGCAAGATGGTGCAAGGCCCGATGTATGTGGCCCGTCAATGGCCGCTCCGGGGCATAGCCCTTTGCCTTTATGGCCTTGATGGCAACACCTACGCCCAATTCGCCGCCGGCGACACCGTGGAGCTGACGGTGATGCCGCACAAGAGCGAGGTTGCCGGGCAAACATCTACCGGAGGACAAACGATGAGCGAGCAATCAACAACGACAGAGGCCAACGACAAGCCTGTTGAAACAGTCACGCCCGAGAAGGTTGTGGCTGCGGAGGGTGCGGCTCCTGTTGTTGAGACCATAGAGAAGAGCGCGGAAGGCGAGGAGAAGCCTGTCGAAACGCAAGCGGTGGAGGGCGACAAGCCTGTCGAAACCCCCAAGCAAACGGAAGTGCAGACGGAAGCCAAAACCCTTTCCGAGGGCGAACGCTTCCTACAGACGTTCGGCGAGAAGGGCGGGGTGTGGTTCGCCAAGGGCTTGACTTTCGAGCAAGCCACGGCGGAACACGTCAAGCAACTTTCGCAAGAGAACGCCGAGCTAAAGGCCCAATTGCAGGCGACTCGCGGCGCTTTGCCGGTGTCCTTTAGCGAATCCACCACGTCCGATGCTCAGCGTGAGCTATCGGAGGCTGCCAAGCAGATGACGGCCAAGGGGGTCTCTCCCGCCGTCGCCCAACTGGCGGCTGCAATGCAACTCCATCGCAAAAAGGCAAAATAATCATGGGTGCTGCTACATACCTTACTTCGGCCGACGTGCTGAACTTCACACTCGGTGTCGATCCTGCCGGTCCAGGCATGGTTTCGGAGGTCTTGAATGACGCTCCGCTGTTGGCCCGGCTGGCGGCTCGCCCCCGACAGGGCTTTTCGTTCCGCTATTCTCGCAAGACCGCCGACCCGTTCGTGGGCTTCCGAGCGATCAACGACGGGCGGACCAATTCTAAGGCGACCTACGACCAGAAGACCGTCACTTGCGAAGTTCTCGACGCAAGCAACCAGGTCGATGTGGCCGTGGCTGACGCCGACGAACTCGGTATTGACCATTGCTTGGCCCAGAACAACATCGACCACCTGCAAGCCGCTCTGTTCGCTGCCGAGCGTCAGATAATCTACGGCGGCGATGCCCTCGGTTTCGACGGCTTCGTGGATTTGGACGGTTGCGACGGCACCGCATCCGATATGGTTGTGGATGCCACCGGCTCTACGGCGAACACCGCCAGTTCGGTCTGGTTGATCCGCACGAGCAACAACGATGCCTCCATCATCTGGGGCAGCAATGGTCAGATCAAGGTCGGCGAGCGGACCGTTATCCAGGCGCAGGGAGCGACCACCGGGACATATCCGGCATGGTACACCCCCATTACCGCTTGGATGGGCCTGCAAGTTGCGGCTTCATACGACGTATGCAGAATCGCAAACCTGACGGCCCAGACCAACAAGGGGCTGACTGACGACCTCATCGCCGAGGCCATCAGCCGATTCCCCTCGGCCCGTCAGCCGAACATCATCGCCCTGAACCGGCGCAGCCTGATGCAATTGCAGCAGAGCCGCCAAGCAACCAGTCCGACGGGAGCCCCGCCCCCGTTCCCCACGGAAGCCTTCAACATCCCAATTGTGGTCACTGACTCGATCATCAATACCGAGAGCATTCTCGGAGTGACCGGCTAGCATTCCTTGTGTGGTTGTGTGCGAGCCGGAGAGATTCAAGCAATCTCTCCGGCTCTTTCCATAGGTATATAAGGATAGAGGCGTGAGTGGATCACGCCTCTATCTAAAGCAATCAGGTTTCAGGAGAACCGTCATGCCCGAATTATCTACCAGAGAAGCATCACCGGCACCTGCTGTGCAAGTCTGTATCAAGTGTGGGATTGAAAAGCCGATAAACCAGTTCCACAAGGACCGTCAAAACATAGGTGGGCGAAGTCGGAGGTGTAAGGCGTGCGCGGCACAACACTACGCGGAGAACCGAGAGAGCGCAGCACTCTACCGAAAGATATACTACGCGGAGAACCGAGAGAGCGAAGCACTCTATTACCAGGCGCATAAGGACAAGAAACAAGCCTATAGTAAGCTCTACCACATCGAGCATAAGCAAGATATAGCTCGTCGGATGGTCAAGCACAGCCACACTGTCGCTGGCTACGTAGTTCGTTTATGGGACAGTCTGAATCGACGGACTGTCAATGGCTCCCATCCACGATATGACGCACCCCAATGCTGCCGCTATCTTGATCGCGGTATTCGTCTCGAAATGACTCGCGAGGACTTGACAGCCAAGGTGGAGGAGAACCTCGCGGCCATTCAGGCTGTCTGGGCCTCCGGTGAGTCCGTTCATTGCCATCGCATCGGCCCGAGTATCCACTATTCTGCGGACAACATCGTATTCGTGAGCGAGTCAAAACATCACAAACTACACGCTAGACAAAGGACCCACAATGAAGACGAGTAGGCAAGACAAGATTACCGCCACCATGTTCTATTCCGCATTGTCTCGTGAAACGATAGAGGCAATGAGAAGGCGGTTGTTGAAGAGCAAAGTCAAGCCTGACCCTAAATCGCGGCTTGGCATGGCCCTTATAGCGCTCACCACATTAGGCCCGCCGAACCCAACCGACGACGAAATCGTGGAGGCTGTAAATACCGCCAGTGAGTTATGGACCGAGGCGGAACAACTACGCTCAATAGGGGAGTCGGACGAGCCGGGTCAAATGTAGGACGGAGGACCGCGTATGGACTTTGCTCTTGCCCAGTATCAATCTGATCTCAGGATGATCGGATTCGCCGGCAAGGATGTCGTCTATTCCCGTGCCGGATACAACTGCGAGTGGCGGGCCATCCAAGGCAGGACGGATTTTGAGCAGCTTGACAACAACGGTGTCTTGATTTCATTCCAATCGGCCGACTGGATCGGACTTGCCGCCGACTTGGCAGACGAGGTAGGAACGCTCCTCACGCCCACCCGTGGCGACCGCGTTTATCAGTATAGCGGCGACACCACCTACGTCTATGAGGTCTTGAACCTCACGAACACACCCTGCTATCGGTATTCCGATCCGTCCCGCAAAATCCTCCGGGTGCATACGAAGCTGATCGAGACGCTTGCCCCATTGCCGCCTTCGCCGTCCCCGTCGCCGACACCATCGCTGTCGTTCTCGCCATCAGCCTCGCCCTCGCTGTCGTTCTCGCCATCAGCATCGCCGTCAGCTTCGATGTCGTTCTCGCCCTCGCCGTCTATTTCGGAGTCGCCCTCGCCGTCCGTTTCATTCTCACCTTCGCCATCTATTTCAGAGTCGCCGTCTCCGTCTATCTCGCTCTCGCCTTCGCCCTCGTTGTCCTTGTCGCCCTCGCCTTCGCCGTCGCTGTCTGCTTCACCAGAACCGCCCTCGCCGTCGCCTTCGTCGTCGCCGTTCCCGGCTATTCTATTCAGAGGGACTTTCACTTGTTCTGCTGGCACAACGACTACGGTTAGTGACGCCAATGCCCTAACGACTTCAAGGATATTTATCTTGAAGAGCGACAACAACCAACAGGAATACGATAGTTGGATCAGCACTAAATCAAATGGTTCGTTCGTAGTTTCACACAATAATGCGGCTGGCAACGAGAAAAACAACTATATCATCTTGAACGGGACCAGCGACCACATTAAGACCGGCAATAATCATCTAACATCTGGAACGAGCACGACTATTACTGACGCCAACGTCAATTCCAATAGCAAGATATTCCTGCAAGCGACGTATGCGAATGAATACTACAATATGAAATCGTGGATTTACAGCAAGGGCAGCGGCTCATTTGTAATTCACCATCAGAGTGCTTCCGGTAATGAAACATTCGATTACGTCATATTCAATGTGAGTGCCGAAGACAACATTTACACCGGCGCTGGCGTCATCAATGCGCAACCAACCACTGATACGACAATTACTGACGCCCACGCTCTGACAACCTCGACTATTCTCCTACAGGCGACGGCAAACGAGGTGTGGAATAGTAATCCAACCATCGCCCTGTGGCGAATCAAGACCAAGAGTAATGGGTCGTTCGTCATCACATCAAATTACGTGGATACCGGCAGAGATTTCGATTACGTCATCCTCAACACATAGCAGTGATATGTCCCACGCAATGCAAACCGCCGACGCCGTTGCGGCCTTCCTGCAAGGCCAGAGGAAGGAATTCGCCAAGGCCGCTTGTGCCATTGCCAGCGGCTACACGCCGCAGGATATGACGGCCAGTACGCTCTACGTCGATGTAATGCCGCTTGGGTGCCGCAGCAACGTGGAGCGGATACGACGGCAGGCGACCGGGCACGAGGACAGGATGGTCCGCGTCCTGCTTCGCAAGAAACTGCCCGAGAAAGTCAGCAAGGAATCGCTCGATACGCTCGTGTCGTCTGTCGAATGCGTGGTCGATCTACTGCTGGACGCCCAGTGGAACGAGGGTTCGCACTGTTCGTCGGTTGAGTTGTCGCCCCTGTTCGACGAGGACCAGTTAGCCAAGGGCGTCTTCTCCTCAACCATCATCGTCCATATCGCTTGCCAGTGGGATTTGCAGGGGTAGCGGCTCAAAGATAGGGCATGAGCAGCCCTTCACCAGCACCGTCGCCCTCCCCAGCACCTACCGATCCGCTGCAAAGCCACGCCGAAGCCCTGGCTGCCGCTCTGCAAGCCGAATTCCCGACCGTCACCATTGGCGGCACGTCCTACGCCGTCACTGTCTGTTGGACCGACCTGCCCGAGGTCGATGTATCCGACGACGAAATCAAGACGCCCCTCGTCTGGGTCTTGGACATTTCCGAGACCTTGGGCCAACACACGACGTTGCCCGTCTATGACGAGCGTGAATTGCTCGTCGTCGTGCAAATGAAGGTGCCTTCCGCCGAGCTATCGGCAGAGACGGCGGCGGCGCTATCGGCCCTCTCGGCCCGAATCGCTCGATTCATCAAGCCGTTGGACGACGCTTACATCCTCCGCGATGCGGTGTGCGTCATGGCCAGACGTTCGGCCAAGCGTATCGCCGACTGGGCCAACATGCGGTTCTATAGCGAAATCGTCACGACCTGGCGCTGTGAGGCGTGAAATGGGCGATTTCAAGATGGAGATGATTGGCGACGAGAACGTCCGGCGGATGTTCCAAGAGTTGCCCAAGGCCGCGCAGAATCGCGTCTTAAAGCCGCTGGTCAGACAAGGCGGGTCGATGATCGCAGAGGAGGAGAAGGAAGAGGCCCCGGCAGTGACGGGCCTCATGAAGCTGGCGCTCGGCACCTCTCCGCTCCGCACCTATAACTCTTCCCTCTTGATCGCCGTTGGCGTCCGTCGTGGCTTCCGTCGCGCCGTCCAGGGTTCCATGTATCGGGGCGGCTGGGCACGCAAAACCCGCTATCTCGGCAAGAAGAAGACGGAAGCCACACCGGAACTCCCAGTCCAGAATCCAGTGCGCTACTTGCATCTAGTTATCGGCGGTCGCAAGGCCATCAGCGTCATCAATAAAAAGGTCCTCTATGACGCTCGCAGCGGCAAATTCTTTGGGCAACAGGTGGCGGAGCAAGCTGCTAATCCGTTTATAGATCGCGCCTTTGACCGCGCGAAAGTCGCTGTGGCAGAGACGCTTACTACACAAGTTGAGGACAGGATCATGGCGGAAGCCCAAACGCTCCTGAAATAAGTATCTAAAGCAAAAGCCGGATTGCAGTCCGGCTTTCTGACAACCAAAGAAAGGACGAATTTCAATGGCCGCTGAATTAGCTTTGCCCCCGTTCGCCGTTAAACGCTGCTGGAAGTGTGGGGTTGAGAAACCTTTAGAACAATTCGGAAAGAACGCTAGCAAGAAGGATGGCCGCGATGGCCGTTGCAAAGAATGTGCTGCGAGGTGGCATAGAGAACACTTCGACCGAGAGAAGAATGGTAGGCGGCACTCAAACTATTGCAAGAACAATCGAGAAAGGCACGGAAGATACAACAGAGCCTACCAGAAACGATACCATCTAACCATTGATGGCTTCATAGCGGCAGTATGGCATCGTCTGAATAGCCGCACCATCAACGGCAGCCATCCGCGATGGTCAAGGCGCAACCGCCCTTATCTCATGGCCGGTATTCGTCTTGAACTGACCAGAGACGAGTTGAAGGCCGTTATCACCGCCAACCGGTCCGTTATCCAAGCTATCTGGGCTGCTGGCGGCACACCCTCTATCGACCGGATTGATTCTACCGGCCACTACTCCGCCGACAACATCCAGTTTATTCCGCTCCGGGAGAATTGCAGAAAAGCCGCCTACGAGACTGTCGCCAAAGAGCGAGCCAAGAAGTTGTCCGCTCAAACATAGAGCGGAGACCTTCAATCGCTCTTGAAGTAGAGGATAAGCAATGTCAGAAACAACTCGCATGTTCAATGGCTCGACACTGACCTTCGGCACGGCCATCGCCCGGCTCGTCGGCTGTCACTACAAGAAGGACGGGCAGGTGGTCGATGTGACCGAGCCCGACGACCTCACCAAGCTGTGCGAGGTCGCCCAACCCGACTTGGAAGTAACCGCCAAGGTCAAGCGGATGCCCGCCCTCGACACGGGTGCAACGGGCACGCTGGCTGTGTCGTGGGCCGATGGCTCGACGACCTCGCTGGCCGGCAA